TTAAACAAAATAAAATCCTGTGAAAAGTGCGGCCAAAAAAACCCATGATTTCGGACCGCACTTGATGAATTAGCAAAATAAAAACGCAATGCCGAAAACGACAAGCAGCCAAAAGATAATTGAGAGGGTGATTATCCCTCTCCATACCATGTATCTTGGTAAATTAAACAGGTAATTAATCAGTTTCTGTTTCATTTCGCTCTCGTGCTTTTTCTCGCCATTGCATTAATTCGGAAAATGTCATTTGCTCAAAGGCTTGTGGTTGCCAGTGGAAGATGATGGCAATATCTGCCATGGCATCTTCCACTGTTGCGGCAATCATTACTCGGTCGCTTCGGTTTCCACTTCCGAGTTCTTCCCTAAAAAACCGACAGCCGCCGCAGCAAGCTCGGTGAAGTCCGCCACTTCCATGGTAACAAAGTCGGATTTGTGTAAAACAGGCGTGGTGACACGTGCAAGTAAAACTTGTAATGCGTCCACATCCATTTGCAACACATCAAACATTTTTAAGCCTTTTAATGCGGGCACAGTCGGTTTATTGACGGTGATTTCCGTGATTTGGTTTTCGCCACGAGTAATAGGGTTGGTTAAGGTGATGATTTTGGTATTTTCTGTTTTCATTTTATGTTTCCTTTAAAATCCCTCTTTTTTGTAAAGAGGGGAGGGGGATTTAATAAAAGCCCCTTTCGGGGCAAGGTGTGTGTGAATTAAATGCCGATTGCTGCGCGGTGTTCTGCCAAGCGATCGTTGCCATCAACAACAAAAATTGAATTGAGTAAATCAATTTCGATGATGTCTTTGCCGTTTTCAATGATCTTGTAATAAGTCAAAGGCACGGTGTAGCTTTGTTCGGTGTCATCGCCTGGTTTGCTTGTGCCGTTGTCGATTTCGCCAAAACGACCGCGCATGACAAGCTCAATAGAGGTGACTTCTTCTGTATCGTCTTGTTGATAAGCACCGGCAAAACGCAATGCCGTGCCGTCAATCGAGCCGCCAAATTTTTTTAATAGTTCGGTCATGTAACCGCCCATTTTGAACTGAACATCTAAAGGTTCTACGCCCAGATTTACTTTTACTTCACCAATCATGCCACCTGCGCGATACGCTTCTAATTTCATTGCTAATTTAGGTTGGGTGATTTCGTTGACTTGGCCACGGTAAGAATTACCGTCAGCCAAAAAATTCATTAATTTGAGTTTACGAGGTAATGCCATTTTTTACGCTCCTACTTTTGCAATGTTTGCGGCAAATTCCACAAGGTATTCATCGCTGATGTATTGGTTGAATCCAAGTTGTTCTAGCGGTGGAACAGGGCAGTAGTTATAAGACACAAGCAATTTTGCATCTTTCAAGGTTGCGGCAGTGTTTAAGTTGGCATTGATAAATGCTTTCCCACCGATTAAATAACCTTGCGCCACATATTCACGCCATTTTGCATTGATTGCTTCTACGATTTCTTTTACAAGATTCACGGAGATGTCTTTATCCATCGCCCAGTCAAAGGATTGCGCAATGGTGTCTTTTAACACTTGTGCCGTGCGAGTGTAGTTTTCGTAGATAAATAATTTATCAGCCGAACGAGTGCGTAATCCCCAGAACTTAAAGCCATTGTGGTTTACACAACAAGTAATGCCTTGTTCGTTGAGATAATTAACGTCGGTTGCACTGTCGTTAATATCGAAAGAAAGCGGCTTGGTGACACCTGTCACGCCAGTTAAACCTTTGTTTGAGATTGAGGTGTGCCAGCCGTATTCTTTGTCTTGATATGCACGCATTGCAGCTGCACGAACAACGGCATAATCCACTTCGGTTTGTTTGGTGTTTGGGTTAAACGATAAGAAATCACCGAAAATCAGCATTAATTCACGTTGGGCAAAATTGCGACCGTATGTCACTGCTTCTTCTTTGGTTTTTGCTGTGCCGCAAGAGGCATACACAAAGCCATTGAGTTTTTTCGCTACGCTTAACAATTCAATGGTTACGTCTTGGCTGTCATATTTCGGGATACAGAAAATACGAGGTTTGACACCACAAACTGCAGCAGACACGAGGAACGCTTTTAAGCCAGTGTAATTGCCTTCGTTATCTACGGTTCCGATTACATTGGCTTTCATGGTGCTTTCATCATCGTTTTCTTCTACTCGAATGACGACAACTTTACAATTCACAATGTCCGCAATGCCGTCTAATGCACGAGATAACGTCCCTTTTTTACCTGCTTTGGCTTGCATTTCGGCGGTGATGCCAGTTAAAAGAGTGGGTTTGTTGAGTGGGAAAACCGATGCATCTGCATCAGGTGCGGTTGCCACTAAACCGATAACTGCAGTGGATGATGTGGTGAGTGTTCGCAAGGCTTCGGAAATTTCCGTTACCTTGACCCCATGGAGATATTCATCTGTCATAATTTTAGCCCTGTTGTTGAGAGATAGGGCTATTTTGTAAGGATTTAAAAGCCAGTGGTAGTGCTTGGCGTTGTGGTATTTAAACTAACAAAGGGCGGTTAGGTAGAGTAGGGCGGATAAAAACGGCAGAATTACCTGCCGTTTGTCTTAAACCCTATCCGGCCAAGGGTCAGAGGTTACCCATACCATTGCTTGTGGACGAAGGTTTTTGGGACCAGTATCTGGGATAGCATCGTTACCTTTTATCTTTGGATCAGCGTGGTAAGGCGTGAATCTCATAAAATTAGAATCGCCTACACCTCCCACATAAACACCTGCCACAGCTCGATTGGTATCGTCATCGAATAAGCTAAATCCACAAGAGTCATCTGATCTAAATCCAAGAGGAATCCCACTTGTACCAATAACTTCAACTCGCCCTGCTTGTCGTGGGCTATAGCCTTTTTCGGTTTTGCCCAAATAACCAAATAATCCCCAAGATAACCCGCCCATATGGCATGATACAAGGTTGCCTTGCCTGCGGAGTTTGATGTAAGCCCCGGGCTTTAGGTTTTTAGTTACAGCATTAACCAAACCTGTATCACCATCTATCACCACCCATTTCCCGTTGCGTTTTTGCCATTTCCAGGCTCCGACTCCACCGCCATCTGATGACTCATAGATAGTCCCGTTAGGCTCATTGCCTTTTATTTTGGGCTCCTCTCCTGTTACTTTGTCACCTGTTGTATCGGGCTTATCAGGGCGACCTCTACCAAGCACAACAGTTATGGCTTTAACATCTCGCCCGATTTGTTCAATCACCTCAGGTAATTGTTCTAAAAAGCTCATTAGCTATTTTTCCCACGTTGATAAGCTGCCTTTAAGTCCATTGCATTTAAGGCGTTAAGTTTCTCAATCACACCGTCTAAACTCTGTTTAAATTCGGTCAGTTTGCTGGTTAATGCCTCAGGCGCACTGCTTCCGCTTGCTTTGAGTTTGCGTAACTCTTCCGCAAGCTCTCTAAATGTGTCTAAATCGGCTGATACCTCACCACCTAATAGGTCATTTTTAAGTTGGGTTATCTTTGCCTCAATTTGAGCCAAAATCGCTTTGTCTTGCTCGCCTAAGTATTGAGCAAACTCAGTTAAAAGTTGTTGAATGTTTTGTGTCATAGTCGTCCTATTTTGTAATGGATAATTAAATCTGAAAATTCAGGCAAAACAGGTGTGCCACAGCCACCAGAAATACCTTTTGATAACGTCACATTGATAGGTTGTTTTGATTGCAACGATACCGCTACTGCTTGTTTCAACTGCAATTTCACGTCGATTGCCCGTTTACAGTCTTTCATCGCGTCATTCCTCTACGCGTTCTGCAGGATAATAGCTATAACGCGTAATCTTTCCGCCACATAGCGTGTCTCGCCAGTTGCTCGTATTCGTGATTTTTAACGCCCAACTTGCGGTCTTCCATTTTGTGTTAGTTAAACGGTCGCGCGTGCAAGTGATTTTGATGTTGTTATCCGATAACGCAATACCATTGCCTTTTGTCAAATGGATAACTGGATCTTTGCCATCAGGCACGATAAACAAGTCAAATTCGCTATCAGCAAAGCCTTCTGGCACTTCTTTTTCATCTAGCGTTAGCGTTTCACTTTCATCATCGCCAAATTTCCAGCTAAAATTAATGATCGGTTTGTCTTTAGTCATCATGTTTAAACATTGCCCCTAATTGATTCGGGCTAAACCGCCAACCGCTTTCGCTACCGTAAATCGCATTAAAGCACCATTCACTACAAAAATATTTTGAGCGTTTTTGTTTGATGCCAAGTACGATTCCTAGCGCGCCCCACCAGTCGTATTTACAACCCAAAGTGCGGTCAAAATAAGCTTTAATTTGCGCCTCGGTGACATCGTTGAGGGGGATTAAATCCCATTTTGTGCTATCGGACACATCAATCTGTTTGCAACGCACGCCGCCATCTTGTACTGATGAGGAGTAGCAGTCATATACTGTCGCATGCTCATAATGATGCCCATTACGCTCAATGGCAATCTCGCAGTGCGAGTATTTACCCTTAGTGAAAAATCGAGTAATGCGGTCAGCGATTGCTTTAACTGGCTCTTTGCGACAGTCACGTTTGTGTTTGTACATCGTCAAATAAACCTTAGCCATTTTGATATGCCTCCATCAAGTTATCCATTTGTTTGATAATGTCATCATGGATTGATTGTAG